CGAGGTTCCCCACCGACGCCTTCGGCACCATCGAGAGCACCTTCTCGGTGCAGCCCTGGTTCCCGGCCGGCTTCGACAACATCGAGGTGGTGTACACCGGCGGGTACGCCACCATCCCGGCCGACCTGAAGATGGCGTGCTACCGGCTCACCGACCTGGCCTACGCCGCCCGCGGCCGCAACTTCGGCCTGCAGAGCGAGAGCCTCGGCGGGTACAGCTACACGAACATGGACCCCGAGAAGACCAAGAGCATCAAGGCCGAGCTCATCCAGGCGTACAACACCGGGAGCGCCTGACCCATGGCCAACACCCCGTACCACCTGCTGACCAGCTCCATGGAGATCTACACAGCGACCTGGGCGGCCGGCGTCGATGGCGTGCCGGTCGGCACCTTCCCCGCCACGGCCTCGGCCACGGTGGCATGCATGGTGCAGCCCGGCTCGGCCTCGGATGCCCTGGTCTACGGCCGCGACACCACCACCAAGATGTTCGATGTGTACTGCGCCCCGGTGACCACCGCCGGCGCGAGCTGGACGGTGACGCCGAAGGACAAGGTGATCATCTCGGGCGTGCAGTACCGGGTGGCCGGCCAGCCGCGGAACCTGGTCAACTTCGGCACGGTCTACGTGATCACCCTCGAGAGGGATCAGGACTGATGCAGAGCCAGTTCACCATGAAGGTGGCCGGCGCCGACCTGCAGGTCGTGCTGATGGCTGCATCCACCACCGGCGTGGGGCGTGCCGGCGACGTGCTGGTGCGGTACATCAAAGACAGCTTCGTGAAGACCTCCTGGCACAACCCGTCTCCACCAGGTGGGCCTCCTGGCACCGTCACCAACCGGCTGCGGAACAGCATCCAGAAGACGCCGCCGGCCAACGGCACGACCATCGTGGGCACCAACGAGCGGTACGCCAAGAAGCAGGAATACGGCGGGCTCATCAAGGCCAAGAACAAGAAGTACCTGACCATCCCGGTGAACGCTGAAGCTGCCCAGATGCGAGCAAACACCAAGGACCTGCGGACGCAGAACCTCACTTTCCGCAAGGGCCCGCACCGCGGCGTGGCGTTCCTGTGGCGAACCGTCAAGGGCAAGAACGCCAGGAGCCAGCTGATGTTCGTGCTCAAGCCCACCGTGCGGCTGCCTGCTCGCCCGTTCCTCAGGCCGGCCACGACCAACCAAGACTCGAGGGCCCGCATGGCCAAGGCCTTTGCAGCCGGCTTCAACTTCGAGATCCGAAAGGCCTTCAAGGCCGCAGCCGCGGCAGGAGCTCCGGCAGCATGATCCTCACGACCATCTACCAGGCCATCTTCGACAGGATCAAGGCCGACACGGGCGCCGGCGGGCTCTACAACGGCAACGCCTGGAACGTCATTAGCGGCGCCTACAGCATCTTCGGAACGCCGGCGGCCATCACCTTCCCCTACCTGCTGGTGAGCGTGCGGATGGACCAGGACCACAGCATGACGGCCGACGAGTTCAACTGCACCGCCACCTTCCAGATCTTCGACCAGGTGCAGGATGCGGTGGCCGGCAACTTCGCCGGCCGCATTAGCGGCGTCATGGACCGCCTGCATGGCAACGCCATCCTGCAGGCCGGCCGGATCCCCACCTACGGCTTCCATCGCCACCTGCTGGTGTTGGGCACGAACGGGTACACTGCCAAGGCCAGCAACTGCCTGGTGCGTACCTATGACTCCACCATGATCGACGAGCACATGATGCAGGGCACGATGACCGCCACCTTTAGGGTCACCGCCCTGGCGACCAACCCCTGAGATCCTCACCATGGCACTTGCATACCCGATTACCTCCGAGACCGGCAACCTGACCTGCACCGCGGCGAGTGGCGACCTGCTCTACCTGTTCGGCACCGCGCTGCGAATGACCACCGACCTGGCCACGCTCAAGATCGACTCCAACGAGATCGACGTGACGCAGGCCACCGGCTCGACCATCAACATGATGGAGCGGAACCAAGGCCTGCGAACGGGCACGGTGGACTTCTCCGGCATCTTCCCAAGGACCACCCCTCCCTTGGGCATCTCGGCGCTGGTCACGTTCAACACGGGCTATGTGGCTTACATGAACGCCCTGACCATCGACATCACCTGGCCCGAGATCGAGATCACGGAGGCGACTGGTGCGGCCACCGGCTGGCGGAAGTGGATGCCGGGTGGAATCGGCACCTGGAGCGGCAGCTACACCTGCAAGGCCGACGTAAACGACGCGCCCAGCCTGCCGACTACCGGGGCACCTGCGGCGGCCAGCTTCAAGCTGGTGGAGGCCGGCACTGATCCGACTCTGGCCGGCAATATCGGCATCCCGAGCCTGAGCCAGCGGGTGCGGCTCGGCGACTACTCCGAGCTCAGCTACACCTTCAACGGCTCGGGCAACCTGACGCAGAGCAACGGCGGCCTGTTGGCAGCCAGCGGCACCATCGGCAAGCCCACCTGGAACATCGCCGGCACGTCCACCCCCGACAATACCTGCCGCCTGACGGTGGGCGGCAGCCGCAGGTGGGATTTCCCGGCCTTCTGGACCAAGCTGAGCCTGAGCTGGCGCATGGACGATGTGGTGCGTGTGACCGGCACCCTGCGAATCGCCGACACCGCCACGGCAACCTAAGAGGAGATCTAGGTGGCCGAGCCTATCGAAATTGGCGTCAAGCTGCGGGCCGACACCAGCCAGCTGACCGGCGACGTGGCCAAGGCCAAGGCGCAAGTGGACGCCGCGGGTGCCGACTCGGCCGGCAAGGCCACCGAGGCGACCAAGGCCCAGGCTGCCGCCACGTCCGAGCTCGGCGAGAAGCTTAAAGGCGTCAAGAAGACGTACGGCGAGCAGATCGAGGTGGTGCAGGGCCTGCTGGGCAAGGTCTTCGCCGTGGGCGCCATCGCCACGACCTTCTTCAAGATCGGCGAGGCCATCAGCACCTACGTGATCGAGAGGCTCAAGACCGCAAATGAGCGTGCCGAGGAGTTCAGGGCCACCCTCGACAAGACCAACACAGCGGCAGCCCAGGCGAAGATCGCCGACAAGTTCGACGAGCTCAACAAGAAGCTGGTGGAGGTCAATGCACAGTTCCGGCCAATCACCAACGCGATGCTGGAGCTGTTCCCCAACTTCGCCGGCCTGCTGGCCGATGACGCCAACAAGATCCGCGACGAGCTCAAGAATCTAAACGACATCGCACAGGCGACCGCCAACAACGCCAGACGCATCCGTGGCGTGGCACAGGCCGCGGCCGATGCACAAGAGGCCGAGCGGTACGCAAAGCAGCTCGAGGCTCTCAACGCCCTCAATGAACAGGCCCAGCTTGATGCCATGGGCGAAGAGGAGCGGCTCGAGGCCGAGGCGCAGGCCCGCATCCTCGAGATCATCAAGGCGCACAACGCCCTGGCGGCGGCGGATCGACTGGCCAAGGCCGGCGAGACCACCGCAGCCATCCAAGCCATCGAGAAGACACTGGCGGACGAGCTGGCCAAGCGGGCCAAGGCCGCGGCCGACGAGGCAGCCAAGAAGGCCGAGGAAGAGCGCAAGAAGCGAGAGGAAGAACACGAGGAGTACCGGAAGTGGTGGGCCGAGCAGGAGGAAGCCCAGCGCAAGCAGGCCGAGGCAGCCCGCAAGGCTCAAGAGGCGTGGATCCAGAGCCTCAAGGCCATCAGGGCCGAGATCAACGCCACCTTCGGCGGTGAGGCCGCGGCGAGCATCACCCAGTTCGGCCAGCAGCTCACCGTCAGCGGCCTGCAGGCCGCCGGCAACATGAACCGCATCGTGGTGGAGGGCGTTGGATGAGCCTGCCTGGCTATGACCTTGCACTATCCCAGCAGCTGGGGCGCGACCGCACCGGCAAGATGACCGCCTCGAGGCGGATCGTGGTGCAGACCCTCTCGCCCTCGGCGGCCCTGCTCTCGCCGGATGTGCCGCAGCTCAACTCGACGCACCCCGACGATCCGCGGATGCGCCTCGACCGCTACAGCGTCACGACCAACCAGAGCGGCATTTGCACCGTCGAGT